CATACATAAACGTCTTTTATTTTCTCTATGAGATACACCTTACAAACCACACATATTTTTTTAGGCTTTTCCATAACATACGCATTATTTTCTTTTTCTTTTACTGGCTCTTGAAATTATGTCTTTATCAAATGTTCCAGACCTACCTCTACTAATTAGCTTGTTAACTCTAGCCATTGCCCATGCTGACATTGGTATTCTAGGTCTTGAACCACTAGATAGAAAAGCACCTTGACCCCTACGAAAACTAGCTTTTAAATCAGCTAAATTAAAAAGTTTAGATTTTTTAGCTTTTGCTCTTAATGTTGAAAGAGTTCTAGCTGATAATGGTTTTCTTTTTATTGCCATTATGCCCTATTCCTTCTTTTTAATAATGATAAAGGTATTCTAGCACCCGCTTTATATAACTTGCTTATTTGTTTCAATAAGTTTGCCCTAGAACTTCTTTCAGAACCTTTTAAACCAGATAAATATTTTTTAGGTATTTTGGTTTTTTTATCTTTAGGAACTTTCTTCTTCGCCAACTGTTTGTCCTTCCACTTCTGTTGTTTGGAATTGTCCTCTAACTGTTCTAACAGCATCTATTTCATCATTAATAGTTTTCATAGTTTCGTTATCGTCTATTACTGCTTCTGCTATTTGTTTATCTATTTCCTTATTAAAGGTTTCGGATTTAATGCCACTAGCTTTAGCCATTTGTAAATATTGTAGATCGTTTGCCCAATCTCTAATATCAAACGTATCTGGATAGTTAACTGAACCTTCCCATTCTTTATCTTGCCATCTAGCAAATAATGACCATATTTGTTCTTCTGAATTTTCTAAATAATCTGCTTTTTCTGATAATCTGGCATTTAATAATTGAAATTCAGTTTGTAATGCAATTCCACTAGCTATCTGTGTACCTGTTGCCCTAACACTACCCATGTGGGTAATTCTATCAATAGCATCAACTTTGTTTTGAATACATTTCATTATTCCATCTAGGTTTTGACCGCTAGGTTGTATGATATAAGGCTTTAATGAACTATCTAAATCTTCTGGTATTTCTATTATTGCACCCGCACCCGCACTTGCTTCAACATTAGGGGTTTTAACTAAACTTGGGTGGTTTGCTAATCTGATTAACTGCTCTTTTTCTGAATAATCATTATAAATAGATTGCTGTAAAAATGCTACGTCTGCTAAATCACTTATTCCTATTGGTCTTTTATTACCTCTTAGATTATAAACATTTACAGCGGGTATAACACCTATTGGATTAGGTATTTCTTCTATTAGCTTTGCATCACCTTCGGTATATTCTTTATCGTATTCTTCAACCTCATATGTGCTAATAGTTTCTTCTGTGAAAACTTTTACTATTGCTCTTTCTGCGTTTATATCCTCAACAACAACTAATAAATCTAAATAGAACCTTCCACTTCTTGATCTTGCATAATTCCAGTTAACAACATTTTCTGGTGTATATATTGAAATATAAGGTCTTATATCTTGTGCAAGTTCTTCTGCTCTTGTGTTTGCGTTTGATTGTGGCTTGTCAATTATTACCCAACAATTACCATAAATACTAGCATTCATCTGAACTTCACGCATTACAGTATTGAAGTTTCTACCATCTAAATCAGCATCTTCTATAAATGAAGCTAGTTGTGGGTCTCCATCTAATGTTCCATAATCTCTTGAAGGTGGAACTCTCCATAAAAAGCTAGTGTATATTTGAACTACATTCTTACAATGGTTGTCTAATGGGGTATGTCTAATTCTTTGTTCATAATCTTCTGGTGATTCTAAAACGTATCTGTGTAGGTAATAACCATTTTTATAATCGTTACCCCCTAAATAACTACGAATATAAAACTCCCAGTTACTTATGTTTGAATGCCATAAACTATGTTTGCTTGTTAAAAATTCTCTGTCCATTAACTCCACCTTTGCTGTGGTTTAGATACAAAATTCCTTTTTAATGGAAAATTATATTCGACTAAATAACCTAACGCATCATTCATATGGTCAAAACCGCTATCTTTATCGGGTATATGTGTTCCTTCTTTATAAATCTGTCGCTCAATGCTTTTGATTACATTTTTACAAGATTTAACAATAAACAAGTTATTTTTCCCATTAACATTTTTAAGTTTTGAATTTACTGCGTTTATTCTATCCCTTATCAAAGGTGCTGTGTTTTTACATTTTACATCAAAACCCACATTTTTCAAGATAGATAAATCAGTTAATCCACCCGCTGATGTTTTTCTTTGTCTAGCTGATGGGTCTGGATAAACAACTATCTGCTTATTTCTGTATCTGGTTTTAATCTCATCACACATTTCATTTGTATTACTACTATATATTTGTATCTCATCTATTACTATAATTCTATCATTTTCTAATATACAAACTACAGCACTCATAGGGTCTACGTTAAAATCTAAACCAATATGTAATATTCCTGTATTTTTACCATATTTTTCAATTATGTTTTTATCTCTACTAAAGTTGTAATAAATCATTCCAGAATAGTTAACAAATGTAGCTTCATATTCCTGTTGAAATGTCCTTAAATCTAAATCTTGTTTTGCCTGTTCTATCTCATCTTGACTTACTTGTTCCCCCTCTAGGGTTGTGTATTGAAAACTTTTCCAATCTTTATTTGTTTCACCCTGTTTAAATAAATCATATGACCAGTTTCCAAAACCTCTAGGACTACCACAGAATAACGCATGACCTTTTGTGTCTGACAATGTAGGTCTTAGAACCTCATACCATGCTTCTTTACTTACGTCTGCGAACTCATCAATACATAAAAAGTTTAAACCAACACCCCTAAGAGATTGTTCATTATCACTTCCCCTAAGTGTTATCTGGCTATTATTTTTTAGTGTAATAGTCAAATCACTATGGTTTATGCTCTTAACCCATTTGTGATAAATCATCTTTTCTTTTAATACACCCCAACATATAGCTTTTGCTTGTCTATAACTTGGTGCAACATACCAAACCTTTTTATTAGGTTGACTAGCAAACTTAGCTAATTCATTTACTGCTAAAAATGTTTTACCAAATCTTCGCCCAGTAATAAGAACTCTAAATCTTGCATCATTATTTATTACGTTTCTTTGTGGCTTAGTTAAGGGCATCTAATCAGCAGACCATACTAATGGTTCATCTAATTCTGTTTGCTCTATCTTATCTTGCTGACCTAATATGTTCTTTCCTAAGAATATCTGCATGGTAACATTGCCATTTTCTGCTGATTGCCATTGTAATTTTCTTAGTCTAATTTTTACGTTGGCTCTACCTTTTGTTAAATTTTCGGAATAACTTTTTCTAATAAGGCTTTCATCACAACCATAAAAGTCAGCTATTTCTGTGTTCGTACACCCATAAGATGCTAATTTAAAAACTTCTTTAGTATCAATATTATATTTTTTTGGTCTTGCCATTCCTATTTACCCCATAGTTAGGTAATTAAGATTTATCTAAGTTTTTTCTAAAAATCTACTAAATATTATTATTATTACTAAATTAGGCTTGATTTAAGAGCCATAGAGATGGGGTAAACAATGTCTATGGTATGATTACACCCCTATTATTTTAAACTTTCTATAAACTTTGCGTTTGCATAATCATAGTTTTTATTATTAGCGGTCATTCCAGATGGTTGTACCTCATCTTTTTTTTCTTGATGAAACTTTACACCCAAATAATAATCCATGTAATCATTCTTTTTAACTTTGCCTATTCTATCTTTTTCAGCAAGTTCATCTGATACATCAACAAATCTTTCTGTTTCTTTGTATTTTTTCTTAAAGTTTTCTTCTTTTATTTCCCTAAAAATTTCTTTTAATTCGTAATAACTATTTTTTATTTTGTATTTTCTAGTCATTTTAATCTCCAATTTTATATTCTTTTATTAATTCTAGCAATTTTAAACCATCATCAAAACCTTTTTTATAATATGCTGATGAAGTATTTCTAGGGTCTGGCTTTTGGTTTAATATTCCATCAAATATACCATCTTTGTAGAATGTTAGGTATGTTGCCCTTTTTCTTTCTAATGGTTTTGTAATATCAATTACGTTCATATTTTTTCTTTCTTATATCCAATTTATTGTGGTTGATTTTTTTACTTTTTTATCCCAAACAAACCAAGCTAATGCCATCATGCCACCATCATAAGAATTACCATTTTTCATTAAAGATAATCTTTTAGAAAAAACATGAACTCTAACTGGTGGAAATTGTCTAAAAAAACTTTTTCTTTCTTGCCCTTCTAAAAATGTTAATTTAAGTAACATAGCTATTTTTTTATTTGCTATATTTTCTGCTTGTCTTACAAACTGCATCAATAATCTTCCATAAGGCGGGTTTGTAATAATGTTATCTCTTTTTTTGTATTCCATTAAAAAATCTATTCTAGAGTTTCCATACCCCCTGTCAATCAAATCACTACTTTCAACATCATAGCCATTATTTATAAGAACTTTTGATATATGCCCTTGACCACAACAAGGTTCATATATTTTGCCATCAAATTTTTCAAATTCTAATAGTTTTTGTGTTGCTTCGCTTGGTGTAGCATAAAAATCATCTTTTTCTCTATCCCCTCTGAAATTGAAACCATTTATTTTCATGCCACTTTTAAGTTTAGTGTGCATTTGTTCCTGTTGCTCTAATGTCAAACCATTATCTAAAAACATTATTTACTTCTTCTAGCTTCTTTTAACATTTGTAAACATTGTTGCCTGTTAAAATTATACCTATTAAGAAGATATTTATGTAGTTTTTTTATGTTTGTTTTTGCCCTTATACATAGTTGATAACCATAATAAAATCTTTGAATATCCCTTTTGATATACGCATCACCTATACATTG